TTACACCGTGGATGTCGTCGGTTCGATCCCGGCAGGGCCCACAGGAGAACCCCCGTAGAAGTCGTCGTTCTTGAGCCACTCGACGTCCACGTCGGTCACGACCGCCCACGCGTTCACGACGAGCTTGCCCGGCGAGGTCACGCCGCGCTCGTAGTTGCTCACGGTCGCCCGGCTCACGCCGAGCTCCCGGGCAATGTCGACCTGCTCGAGGTCGCGCCACTCGCGGGCGATGCGAAGACGGTGCGCCAGCGTGACCGGAGGCACGTTGCGCGGAGCGGGAAGAATGGTCATGCGTCAAACGTACGACCAACCTGGCATCTGCGCAACGTTTGACATCAGGTTCACAGCGCCAGGCCATGTCTAAGGATTGACACACGTCAAGTGTGGGTTACCTTTGACGTATGTCAAACCCTGAACTGATCGGGACGCGTGAGGCGTCCGAGCGGCTCGGCGAGTCGATCCGGCAGACGATCCGCCGGGTCGAAGCCGGGACGCTCGAACCCGTCGCGAAGATGCCGGGTCTGCGGGGCGCGTACGTCTTCAACGCCGAGGACATCGCTGCCCTCGCCAACGTCGAGGCCGGCGTATGAGCTGGCAGGCGATGGACGCTATCGACCAGCTGCCCTACGACGTCTGCCGCCCGCTCGCGTACCGCGTGTTGGTGAAGCTCGCGAACGTCGCCGCGCAGGACGGCACGCGCGCCTGGAGGCTCTACGGCGAGGTCGCGAGCGAGCTGGGCGTGAACGTGCGCAGCATCTACCGCGCCCTCGACGAGCTCGACCAGGCCAACCTCATCCGGCGCGGCGACCAGAAGGTGCTCTCGCACTGGCGTGGCGGTCACCGGCCGGTCGTCTGGGACATCGTCATGCACCACCCGATGTCGGCCCAGATGCCCCTCCCGGACGACGAGGACGACGCCGAAACGAGACCTGACACGGTTATCCACAGCCCCAGCGACACGCCGGGTGACGTGACACGAGACCTGACACGAGACCTGTCCTCTGATGTCAATCAAGAGAAACCAGGAGAACGAGAAGAACAACCACTTAACAAGACCTACGTAGGTAACCAGACAGGCCGTGTCACCCCAGAGCAGCGCACCCGCTGCTCCGGGTCGACATCAGGCCGCCACTCCTTCGACGCTCAGACGGGGTGGTGCACGAACGCGTGCGGGCTCCGCGACGACGCCCCCGCACCGATCGGAGCACACGCATGACCCCCGACATGAACAACGACCCGCTCGTGCTCCTCGCACTCGCGGCAACCGCCTGGGCACTCCTCGGATTCCAGTCCTGGCGCATCCGACGAGCAGAACGCGCCCGCCGCGACGAGGAGTGGAGGAACCGGTGGCACTGACCTGCGCTTGCAACCACGTCGGCCCTCACGTGTCGATAGCCACCCACGCGGCAGCGATGGAGCCATGCGTCGTTCGCGACTGCCCGTGCTACGAACCCGACCCCGGAGAAGGCGCTCCGCGCCAGGCAGGGATGACCGCAAGTGGTCGGGCCATCGGGGCAGTCGACGTTCTCCGCGAGCTCGGCCTCGCCGTGCACGTCGGCACGCTCGTCCCGTCCGGACCAGCGGTCCGCCTCGACATCGACGACACCGCACGCTGGCTCGAACCCGAAGAGGCCCGCACGCTGGCCGTCGCCCTGGAACAGGCCGCGATGGACGCCGTGCACGAGGACCGGGCGGCGCGCCGTGGCTGACCAGACGGTGAAGGTGACGATGCCCGCGAGGATCTGGTGGTCGCTCGCGAAGCAGGCCGAGGCCCGGAACATCGACCTGTCCGAGCTGGTCGCCGAGCGGCTGGTCGCAGCACCCGACCCACGCACCGTCGTCACCACGCGGGAGCGCGTCGAGACCCTGCACGCCATCGGCCTGACCGACCGCGAGATCGCTCAGAAGCTGCACTGCGGCAAGAGCAACGTCGCCCATCACCGCTGGGCCCTGGGCCTCGCACCGAACTACGGCCGGGGGAAGCAGCGATGAGCCGTCATCACCGTGCGCAGCAGCACCAGCTCGCGAAGCGCCGGCACACGCTCATCCCGCTCGTGCAGTCCGGCGGTGCCGTGTGCCACGAGTGCGGGAAGCCCATTGTGCCCGGGCAGGCGTGGGACACCGGCCACCGCCGTGCCGCGTCGCAGGGCGGGCAGGCCAGCAGCATCAACACGGGCGCCGTGCACCGCACCTGCAACCGCAGCGCGGGCGGACGCATGGGCGCAGCCGTGACCAACCAGGCGCGTCGCCGCACCCGCGACCGCAGCAACGACATCAGGGAGTGGTGAGCATGGACCAGCAGACAGCAGCCCAGCGACAGATGAACGCACGAGCCGCGCTGGAGCAGGCAGTCGTGTACTGGTCGACCCGGCAGCCGGGTGGCAAGGCGACCGCGGCAGCCGAGGATGTCGTCAGGGTCGCGGATCAGTTCGCGGACTTCCTCGACGGTCGTGCGTGATGACGCGGGTCTTTGAGAAGTCGCCGATACCCCCGCCCGTAGGCAGCACGGAATTCTCCCCCGAGGTATGGGATCGCGTCCGGTCTCGCGTGATCGACCCGGAGTACGTCGGTGCTCTGGATGAGACGCCCGAGCTTCGTGAAGAGTTCCTTCGGGGGGCCGCGCTTCTGGGGCTCGCACTGGTCGACCTCGACGACCAAGACGCCGTGGACGAGCTCCGTCGCCGCGAGCCGCAGTGGCAGCCGCTGCAACCGCAGCAGTTGCTCATGGCCGACGCTCTCAACGCCGGCATCCGACGCACCGTCGTCGAGGTCCCTCGCCGTGGATCGAAGACCACCACGATCCTCGCGTGGTGCCTCGGTCGCTGCGCGTCGCGGTCGCGATACAAGATCACCTACTCCGCGCAGACCGGCGCGATCGGTGTCAAGAACTTCGACGACTGGGTCCGCGAGGACATCGATCGCATCAACCCGCCGGACGACACCGACTTGCCGCCGTGGCTCCGCGGTGCACGGGCAAAGCCAAAGGCAGTCGCCCGTCACGAGGCCCTGTCCGGCGAGACGCTGCTCACCGAGGTAGCACCAGCGCGACCAACCGGCGGCCGCGGCTTCACGATCCGCAAGGGCAACACGAAGACCGACATGAACTTCGACAACGGGTCCAGCTTCACCGTCGTGCGACCCGAGGCTGGCGCCTACCGTGGGAAGGCCGCGGACGTGTCCTGGCTCGACGAGGCTCAGGAGATCGACCCCGTGCAGGGCGACGACCTGATCGCGGGCGTGCTGCCTCTGCAGGACACCCGACCCGGAGCGATGATCGTCGTGTCTGGCACCGCGGGGGAGGCTCGCGTCGGCCCACTCTGGAAGTGGCTGGACCGACTCCGCAACGGCGACCCGGAGGTCGGCGGCGTCGACTACGCGGCGCCCGAGGGCACCGACTGGGAAGCGATCGAGGACGAGGACGCCGCGATGCGGCTCATCCAGCGCGTGCACCCCGGCATCGGCACCCTCACAACCATGGAGGCGATGCGCTCGAACTGGCACGACATGGCGAAGCCGAAGTGGGCCCGCGAGTACCTGTCGATGTGGCCCGAGACGATGGGCGTCGCCGCGATCCCCGCCGGCTGGTGGGAAGCCGCCCGTCTCGACCGCCGGCCCCGCATCCCCGACCGCGTCGCGTTCGGCCTCGACGTCCGGCCAGGTGGGTCGGTCGCGGCAATCTGCGCCGCGTGGCGGACACCGGCAGGAACCGCGTACGTCGAGGTCATCGGCCACCAGTCCGGCACCTCATGGGTGCCGCAGCGTGCACGGGAGCTGATGAAGTACTCCGGCGCCACGATCGCGTACGACGACATCGGCGAGGGCAAGGCCACTGCCACCGAGGTCGAGGGCATGCGTCCGAAGCCGCGCCTGCGCGTGCAGACGTACCGCGAGCACGCCGCCGGGTGCGTGCAGATCCTGCGCGACCTCGAGCGGGGCACGCTCAAGCACTTCGGGCAGGCGAGCCTCGACGACGCCGCCGCGACCGCCACGAAGCGCGAGGTGCGCTCCGACAACGGCGTCTGGCTGTGGGGTGTCGGCGCGAACGGCGGCGACATCAGCACGCTCGTCGCCGCGACCCGCGCACTCCGCAACTGGGACCAGCACTTCGCCCGGAAGGGCACCTCGACCGTAGGGATCGTAGCCGCATGACCACCACCGCCCCGCTGCTCACGCTCGACTGCACGCAGCTCTCCGTCGTCGTGCTCTGTCGTGCGTGCCCCTGGTGGCACGGCTTCGCGTTCGACCGCCTCGACGGATGGGCCGTCGCAGACCGCCACGAGCGCGCTGTACACCCGGAATCGACCCAGGCGGCATCGAACCTCGACAAGGCACGGAAACGCGCTCAGATCGACGCTCAGGCCTGATTCCGTTTTCGTATGGCAGTGACAGGCCGTCTCCTAGTCACATGCCCCTCGGATGGAAGAAGCTCGCGGAGGTCGCGGCCACCGGCACACTGCCGATGGCCGCGTCTCCGGCCCAGCGTCTTCGCTCCGCAGCAGTCCTCACGCCGTGGTCGCCGCAGGAGCACATGAAGGAGCTCGCGATCGGTGAGGCCCTCGGACTCACCGGCGATCTCCCCGTCACGCGCAGCGAAGCGCTCACCCTCGCCGCAGTGTCCGACGCTCGCGCCCACATCATCGAGAAGATCGCCGGAGTTCCGCTCCGCGCCCTGAGCGCCGACGGACTCGTGTCCGTCCAGCCGACCTGGCTCTACCGCACCGACGGACCCGTCCCACCCTGGCACCGCATGGCCGCGACGCTCGACGACTGGATGTTCTACGGGCACTCCCTGTGGGCCGTCGAGCGCGGCGCGACCGGCCAGATCACGGACGCCGCCCACGTGCCCTACGACAGGTGGGACATCGACGCCGAGGGCAACATCGTCTTCGACGGCAAGCCGGTCCCGGAGCGCGGCGTCCTGTACCTCCGCGGACCTATGGACGGCCTCGTCAACGTCGCCAGCCGCACGATCCGCGGCGCGGTCGACCTCGAGAAGAGCACCGTCTCGAAGGGCCGCACGCCAGTCCCCGCGATCATCCTCCGCGAGATCGAGGAAGGGTCCATGACCCAGAAGGAGGTCACGGACTACGTCAAGGCCGTCGCCGAGGCCCGCCGCAGCCCCGACGGCATGGTCATGTTCGTCCCCGCGAAGATCGAGGCCAGCTTCCAGGGTGAGGTCGCCGCGGACCTGATGATCGACGGCCGGAACCGTGCCGCGCTCGACATCGCGAAGCACCTGCACCTTCCGGCGTCCGCGATCGACGCGACCGTCGACAAGGCCTCCCTCACGTACGAGACGAAGGCCGGCACCGAGCAGACCGTCATCGACCGCATGACGTTCTGGTCCGAGCCGCTCGAAGCGCGCCTTTCGATGGACGACGTCGTGCCCCGCGGCCAGCGCGTCCGCTTCGACTTCTCCCCGAACCCCGCCGACACCAGCACGCCCGACACCGGGCCCTACGCAGAGGACTGAGCATGACCGACCACCTCGAGGCGGGCGACTTCGCCGTCGTCGACGCCGACCAGCGCGTCGTCCGCGGCAAGCTCCTGCCGTTCAACGAGACCTCCCGACTGAGCGTGTCCGGCGCGCAGCCCATCTCGTTCGCGCCCGGCACCGTCGCCGTCCCCGGAGACTTCTCCGCGCTCAACGCGAACCGCCACCACGACCGGTACGACCCCGTCGCCCGCTTCGTCGGCATCACCACGAATGCCGACGGCATCTACGCCGACTTCCAGGTCGCCCGCACGCCGGGCGGCGACGAGCTGCTCGCCGGCCGTCCCGACGGCAAGAAGTGGAAGCTCAGCCCCGAGCTCCGCGGAATCCAGCGCGACCCGGCCAACCCGACCCGCGGCGTCGCCGCGCACCTCACCGGCGCCGGGTTCGTCGACGAGGGAGCGTTCGCGTCCGCCGGCCTGTTCGCCGTCGACCCCGAAGCCGACGTCGAGCCGATCGCCCCCGACGACCCCGACGCCGAGACGACCGAGGAGACCTCCAAGGCCCCCGACGGATCGACCGTGACGAAGGTCACCACCACGAAGACGGAGACCGCCGCAGACGGCACCGTCACCACGACCGAGACCGTGACGACCGTCACGGCCGAGACCCCGGACGCCGAGCCGGACGACACCGAGAAGGAGCCCGCCGTGGGCAACGCAACCGTGCACGAGACCATGAACGCCGCCGCGGGCGCCACCGCGCCGACCGAGCCCGACGCGAACGCCGTGTTCGCGGCTATCCGCGGCGCCCGCGCCGGCAGCGGCGACCCGACCGCCGAGACGATGCTCGCCGCCCTCAAGGACATCAAGACCCAGGGCACCGGCGCGCTCCCGTCCGCCGGAGTACTCCAGCCCTCGTGGCTCGGCGAGATCTGGGCCGAGCGCACCTACAACCGCCGCTACTGGAGCCTCGTCAAGAACGGCACCATCAGCGCCTACGACGAGAAGGGCTTCCTCCTCGACACGGCCGCCGAGCTCGTCCAGCCGTGGTCCGGCAACAAGACCGAGCTGCCGTCCGGCGACGGCTCGACCTCGCTCGTTTCCAGCGTGTTCCAGCGCTGGGGCTGGGCCGTCGACATCGCCCGCGAGTTCTTCGACATCCCCGGCAACAACGACGTCATCGAGGCGTTCATTCGCCGCGTCTTCAACTCCTACGCCCGCGTCACCGACCGATGGGCGCTCCAGCAGTACATCGCCGCCGCCGGCACCCAGGTCGACGCGATCACCTACCCGACCCAGTACAACAAGTCGATCGGCAAGGTGCTGCAGGTTCTCGACCAGATCAACGACTCCGACGTCGACGCCACCAGCATCGTCGTCGCGAAGGACGTCTTCACCGAGCTGATGTTCACGCCGAAGGACCTCATCCCCGAGTACGTGACCCTCAACTTCGGCACCCGCGGCGAGGGCACCGCCGACGGCGTCACCGTCCTCCGCGACAAGTTCGACGACCTCGCCGCCGGCACCGTCCTCGGCATCGCCCGCGACGCCGCCCACGTCAACGAGCTCGGCGGCAGCCCGCTCGAGCTCGACGCGCTCGACATCGCACGAGGCGGTATCGACAAGGCCGTCGTCGGCTACTCGCAGTACATGACCGAGTACACCGACGGCTTCGTCCTCATCGGCGACGCGGCCACCGCGGGCTGACCGATCACGACCACGAGAAGGGCACGACGATGAGCGCAGGACCGTTCTGGGTCGGGGACATCCCCGCCACGGACCTCGTCGTCGTGCCCTCCCGCGGACGCGACGCCCTCGACCTCACCCCGTACACCGACGCGGACGTGCACCTCTACGACCCCGACGGGGCCGAGGTGCCGACCGCTGGGTTCCTCGCGACGATCGACCAGGAGCAACAGGTCGTCGTCATCGAGTGGCCGACGGACTCTGTGCTCACCACCGCGGGCCTGTACACGCTCGTGCTCGTGCTCCTCACCGAGGACGGGCACCGCGACCGTGCCGACTCGATCATCCTCGCGGCGCAGGCCGACGACGGCTGGCACACGCTGGAGTCCGCACGCAACGGCTGGCGGGACGCGCCCGACGACGACGCGATCCTGTGGACCCTGCTCGAGTCCGCCCGGGTTCAGTGCGTCGAGTTCGCTCCCGACCTCGGCGAGCGGCGCCCGCCGGCGAACTACCGGCAGGCCGAGATCATGCAGGCCCGCGCGATCTGGCAGTCCACGCAGGCGAACGCGTCCGAGCAGATCGGCGTCGACGGGTACGCGGTCAGCGTGTACCCGCTCGACCACACGATCCGGCTCCTGCTCCGCCCGAAGCGGGCCGTCCCGGTGGTCGGCTGATGCCCCGCCAGACCGTCCGCGGGTGGGTCGAGTCGAAGCTCAAGCCGCTGTTGCCGAGGACGTGGAAGCTCGTCCCGTACCAGCGGAACCTCGACGAGGTAGACCAGACCACCGTCATGCTCCGGCTGCAGCGCGTCACGAAGCTCCCCGAGGCACCTGGCGGCGCGTACCTCGCCGAGTGGACCATGACGGTCATCCACCCGGGGCAGGACGTCATCCGCGGCCAGAAGATGCTCGACCAGCAGCTGTTCGAGCTGCTCGACGCGATCCTCGGGCTCCGCGCCACCGGCCTCAACATCGACTGGTCCGACGCCCAGTCCGTCGTCTTCGGCGAACGGAACGAGGCGTTCGACATCACCATCCGCACGATCCTCGAGAAGCAGTAGGAGAACCCCATGGCCCAGATCGGTGTGCAGCCGTTCACCCTCACCGACGTCGTCCTCGCCGTCGAGGACGACAGCTACGAGAAGCACGTCTCGCAGGTCGAGTTCCAGCCGCAGGGCGGCGTCACGACGTGGAAGGGACTCACCCCCGCCGCGGCGTTCTCGTTCGCGCAGACGCCCACGTGGCAGCTCGTCCTCGCGATCGCGCAGGACTGGACGACGCCCGACAGCCTGTCCCGGTACCTGTTCGACAACCAGGGCAAGACCGTGTCCGCGACGTTCACCCCGAAGGCCGGCGGGCCGACGATCAGTGCGGACATCATCCTCACGGCGCCCAACATCGGCGGCGCCGTCGACGCGGTCGCGGTCGCGACCGTGACGCTCGGCGTCGTCGGGAAGCCGACGATCGCCGCTCCCGGCGCGGAGTGACCGGTGGCGGGCAGCGGCCGGATCTCCGTCTTCGCGTCGGAGGAACTACGGACGCTGCTCGCCGCCCTCAAGCAGGTGCCCCGCGAGGTCCAGAAGCAGGTGCGCCAGCAGACCAAGGCCGAGGCGCAGCCGATCTGGCAGAGCGAGCTCGGCAACCGGCCCGCGTCCGCGGTGCAGCAGCGGGTGCTCGTCCGCACCGGCCGGGTGCGCGTCTCGAACCAGAACGTGCAGCTCGAGTCCGCCCGCATCGGCAAGGCGCTCCGCGGCGGTGCTCGCCCGGCTGACATCGCCCCCGGCGTCGAGTTCGGCGCGAACGGCGAGCAGAAGACCACCACCATGACGACCAGCCGCCGCGGCAAGCGGTACCCGGTCACCCGACGCACGAAGCGGCAGTTCCCCTCGTGGAGCTCCAACGGCCGCATCGTGTTCCCGTCCACCCGCCGCGCGATCCCACGCCTCGCGTCGCTGTGGATTCAGACCACCGCGCGGACCCTGTTCGACGCGTTCGATTCCGTGAAGTAGGAGGACCAGATGGCCGGAGGATTCTCCATCGGCGTCGCCGCTGACACGCGCGCGTTCGAGTCCGGAGTCAAGGCCGGCATCATCGCTCCAGTCGAGGACGCTCAGGACGCGCTCCAGGACCTCGCCCGGTCCGGCGACAAGGCGGGCGACGGCCTGTCCAAGGGCAGCCGCGAGGGTGAGCTCTCCCTCGGCAAGCTCGGTCGCGCCGGAAAGGAAGCGTCCGACGACATCGACGACGCCGCGCGCGACGCCGGCAAGTCGCTCGACCGGCTCGGCCGGGACGGCAAGGAAGCCGGCGACGACCTCGAGCAGGGCCTCAAGGGCGCGCAGAAGCAGACGCAGCTCACGTCCGCCGACTACAAGGCGATGACCGCGAAGATCGAAGCGGAGACCGCGAAAATCAAGGCGTCGAGCCGCGAGGCGTTCGACAAGTCCGGCGGCGCCACGGGGGAGTTCAAGGAAGAGGCCCTGTCGAACTTCTCCGAGGTCACGTCCTCGTTCCAGGGCGACATGACCTCGATCACCGACCTGGCGCAGGGCACGTTCGGTGGGCTCGCGTCGCTCGGCGGTCCGGCGTCGCTCGTCTTCGGTGGGCTCGCTGTCGCCGTCGGTCTCGTCGGCCAGGCGTTCGCGAACAACGCCGAGGAGTCCGACGAGTTCAAGGAGAAGATCCAGGAGCTCGCGCAGACGAAGATCGGCGACCTCTTCAACCAGTACGAGGACAGCGGCGACGACCTCGCCCGCGGACTCCGCAAGTGGGCCACGGACGCCGACTCGTTCGGCGGGTCCCTCACCGACCTCCAGAAGAACACCCGGAAGGCCGGGCTGGAGGCTGGCGACTACGCCGAGGCGATCGCCACCCAGAGCGTGCCGAAGATGAAGGAGATGCGCCGCGAGGTGGAGGCGCAGATCAAGTCCCTCGACCGGCAGGCGGGCGCCCAGCGCGCCGCCGGCAACGGATCGTCCGCCCTGGCGAACAAGCTCGGCGAGCAGTCCGACGCTGCCCGGGCCGTGAAGAAGCAGCTCGACGACAACCTCCAGGTCAACGACCAGTACGAGAAGAGCCTCCGAGCGGTCGCCAAGGCGCAGGGCCAGACCGTCGAGCAGTACAAGGCGTCGCTCGAGGCGACGAAGGAGTACGACGACGCCACGAAGGCCCTCGCGGACACCATGACCAGCGAGCTCGCGTCCGCCGCGGAGTCCACGTCGACGGCGATCGACAACACCGCCCAGGACGCCTCGAAGTACATCGCCGGCATGGAGGCCCGCACGAAGGCGGTGCAGCAGTACCAGTCGAACATCCAGGCGATCGGTGAGCAGCTACCCGACGACCTGTTCAACTTCGTGCGCGAGCAGGGGCCGGAGTTCTCCCAGGAGATCGCGACGTACCTGTCCGCGACACCCGAGCAGCAGGCGCGGATCGCGGCGGGCTGGAAGATCGACGCGCAGGTCACCGCGGACACGTCCGAGCTCGACCAGACGACCGACCGCAAGGGCAAGGAGAAGAAGTCCGGCCCGACGTCGCAGGTGAAGGGCGACACGTCTGACCTGGACAGGAAGGTCGAGAAGAAGTCCAAGGAGAAGCCCGCTGGGCCGACCTCGCAGGTGCGCGCCGACACGTCGAAGGTCGACGACGCCCTCGCGAAGCTCAAGAGCAAGCGGGTCACCGGCCCGACCGTCGTCTACCAGGTGGACACGTCCGCCGTCACCGCCGCGAACCGCAGCATCGCCAACAACCCGGTGACGCAGATCGTGAACCAGCAGATCGGAAAGCGGGTCGCCTGATGCCGTCCACCATCACCTCCGACCAGATCAGCCACGTCTACGACTACGCCTGGGTCGGCGCCGCCGGCAAGAGCAAGTCGACCCTCACCCGCGACGGGTTCCTGATCCGCACGAACGAGTGCACGAACCCCGGCTTCGAGGTCGACGCCAGCGGGTGGAGTGCGTCCGGCGCGGAGACGACCACGCAGGCGTGGACCGGCACGGCGAACGACTCGACGAGCACCCAGTCCGTCAACGGCGTGGTGAAGCGAACCAACCTGCACCGCGACCCGCAGCCTGCCAACCTCAGCACCTGGAACGTCTTTGTCGGGGGTCCGACCAACTCCACCGCGAGGATCACCAGCGACAAGCTTTTCGCCGTCACGTTCGGCAACGACGCCCCGGTGACAGCCTGGAACGTCTCGAGCCAGGGCTTCGCAGCGGTGACGGCTGGGAAGACCTACACGTTCTCCGTGACCGGAGCGCACACGTGGGCGGGCGGCCAGTCCCGGCTCACCGTCGAGTTCAAGGACGCCGCCGGCAACTCGCTCGGGTACCTCTACCCGCCGGACGTCACCACCCTCGCCGCGAGCACCTTCTACCGCCTGCGCAACACCCAGACGGCCCCGCCCAACGCCGCCACCGTCAACGTCTTCTGGGACGCCGCAGGCACGCAGCCCGGTGCGAACGATTCGATGCTCCTCCGTCAGCTCCTCATCGAAGAAAGCGGATCCCTCGGCGACTACTTCGACGGAAGCACGCCGACCTCGACGAAGGGCCTCGACGTGCTGCGGACCACGACCGTCGCGCACTCCGGGGCCGCTGCGCTGCAGGTCCGGTGGCGGGGCCAGCGGGGTGCGTCGATGTACGCCGCGACGTCGTTCGCCGGCCTGCAAAAGGACACGGACTACGTGGCGTCGTTCTGGATGTCGATCCCGCGTGCGCTGGTGAAGCCGGTGACGGTGTCGATCGTCACGAACGGCTCAGGCGTGATCGGGGACAACCCGATCACGATCCAGCCGGTGACGGACGGGTGGCAGCGGGTCGTCATGCCGTTCCGCACGGCGGTAGACCGGACCGAGGCGACCCTGTGGTTCTACGACGCCAACTCGTACCTCGCGGGCGCGGTGTCGCAGAGCGTCTACGTCGACGACGTGCTCGTCGAGACGGGCGGCGCGACCCTGCCCTACTTCGACGGGGATGTCGCCGACTACGTCGAGTACGAGAACACCCTGCCGCTCGTCGTGAACGGGTGGGAGGAGGCCGCGAACGGCTTGAACGTCATCAACCCCGTCGTCGGCGGCGGGTTCGACGTCACGCTCCGGGGCACGTCGCTCCGGAACGGGGCGTTCGAGCTCGTCTACGAGGACGAAGCCGACGCCGCCGCTGCGTTCGCGATGCACCGCCGGCCGTCGACGTTCACGATCACCGACTCCGACCGCGCCTCAGTCGGCATGCGGTACGTCGTTGACGGGCAGATCAGCCGCGCGCTCGACGAAGAGGAACGCACCTACTGGATCGTCCGCGTCGAGTACCAGGAGGTCTAGGTGGCGATCCTCACCGCGCAGACCTACACGCTCGCCGTCGCCAGCAGCCCGCTCGACGTCGTCTCCGACCAGGTCGTCGTCACGATGGACGAGGGCAACTCGCCGTGGCTCACCGCGACCGCGATCGTGCAGCGCCCCGCCGATGCAGTCTTCGCGCTACTCGACCCCGCGAAGAACCAGACGATCACCCTGACGCTCGTCGCCCCGGTCACCCTGACGCTGACGCTGCGGGTGCAGGGGCGGGCGTACGACCCGGACGCGGACACGGTCGCGCTCGTGCTCGTATCGAACGAGTACCCGATGCTCACGTACGCGCCGGCCACCACGGTAGACCTCCGCGCGAGCACGTACCAGTCGTCCGTGCGGAACATCGCGTCGGCCGTCGTGACCGCCGCGCTCGGCAAGTCGACGACCGTGCAGCTCGCGTCCGGAACCACGAACCGGGCGTTCCCCACCTACGCCGCCGGTGAGAACCTGATGGCGAACCCGAACGTGACCACGCTCTCAGGCTTCGCTGGGTCGTCGAGCCCGGCGAATCAGTACTACCCGGTGGAGCAGGACACCTCGCAGAAGATCAACGCGGCCCAGGTGCGAGCATCGGCCGCGGGCAACTCGTACGTGCAGATGGTGTTCACCGGCACCCCGGCATCAGCGGGGCAGCAGTACGGCATGTCCGTCCTCGCGCGGGCCACGAACTACAACATCACGGGCACGATCTACATCCAGTTCCGGGACGCCAACGGAGTCACGCTCACCACCGTGAGCAAGTCGGTCGGCACGCTCCCGGTGCTGTTCAGCTCGGCCACGCGCGTCGGCATGACCGCGACCGCGCCCGGCGGCACCGCGACCGTCGCCGTGTACCTCCGTGGCAGCGGCTCCGGGCTCACATCCGGTCACGGCGTCGTAGGCGCGCAGTGGACGATCATCGAGGGCGACGGCCTCGACACGGACGGGCAGACGTACACCTACTTCCAGGGCGACACCGCGTCCGGCACGAGCGGCTACACGTACGCGTGGACCGGCTCGCCGAACGCCTCCTCGTCGACGCGCACGCCGATCGTCGAGCGGGACCCGGCGTCGCTGCTCTGGACGCCGAGCTCGACGGCTGACGAGTTCCTCCGGCCGATCCTCGAGGCGACCGGGCTCCGCCTGTTCCAGAACGAGGCCGGCGCGTTCATCCTCGCCGACAACGGCTACAAGGTGCCCGGGCAGGTCGTCATGCAGCGCGGGTCGACGCTCTACGGCGCGACCGAGTCGACCTCGATCATGGACACCGACGCAGACGGGTTCCCGCTGAACGCCGACGCCGTCATCATCACCTACTCCTGGACCGACGCCCTCGGCCGCCCCCGCACCGCGACGGACACCGCCAAGGCCACGACGGCGTACAGCCGCCCGTACGTGCTCGAGAAGCCCGACACGCCCTACCCAGGCCCGGGGCAGGCGAAGTTCCTCCTGACCCGTCTCCTCGCCCGCACGCGGCAGATCGCGACCAAGGGGCGGCCGGACTGGAACGCCCGGCCCGGCATGTCCGCCGTCGTGTCCCTGCCGAACCGGCCGACCGCGACCGGGTACGTGCAGGCGCTCGAATTCGACCTCGCCGCCGTCGCGATGACCGTCACCACCAAGAACCTCGTCACGACCCCGCCCGGGTCGGTCGGGAACGCCCCCATCACCCAGACCATCGGCGCCGTGTCCGGCACGATCGCCGCCTACACGAACTGAGGACCCCATGGCAGTAGGAGACGCAGCCGGCGCGGCCGGACTCAAGGTCTACGACGACAGCCTGCTCGTCACCGACCTCGACACCGGCCTCAACCAGCGCGGCGACGACATCGCGGCCGTCATGGGCCGCACGACCGCGATCGAGAAGATCACCAAGGGCACCCCGAAGTTCATGGTTGCCCGCTCGGCCGGTGGCCTCATGGTCCACGCCGAGGCCCCGTGGGTGCAGGCCACGGCCGCGGCGTGGGGTGCACCGCTGAAGAACGTCGGCGGGTTCCAGTGGTCGGGCGGTGCGCTGACGATCCCGCGTGCGGGCATCTACCAGGTGCAGGGGCACGTGATGTTCCGGCAGAACGACTACCGGACGTCCGCGATCCAAATCACCCGGAACAGCACGGCCACCGACACGACCGCGACCATCACCGCGAACGAGATCACCGCCGCGATCCCCGAGGTCGGAGCGAACCTCTCGCTCGGCGTCACCGCCGCCCGCTACGTGTCCCTCAACGCGAACGACGTCCTCCGGTTGTTCGTCCTGCAGCGCAACCGAGGCGGACAGTCCGCCAACGTCGGGATCTTCAACTTCGACCTCACGTGGGACGTCGTCTGGGTGGATGAGCAGTGATCCAAGCAGCGTCCGAGGCACTGGACGATCCCGTCACGCGGTGGAGCGCCCTCGTCATCGCGGTTGGCGGCGTCATCCTCGGAGTCCTCTACGCCGTCGTCAAGCTCCGGAAGCTCGCCGCCGATCTCGGAATCGTCAAGACCGAGGTCAAGAACAACCACACGACGAACCTCCGCGAGGAGGCCGACGACCGGCACGAGGAGAACGCACGCAAGCTCGACGCACTCCTCGACATCACCGCATCGAACACCCGGCAGATCGCCTCGATCAGCGGCCAAGTCAACTCCCTGTTCGGCCGGATGAACGACGTCGAACGCACTCAAGACAGGAGACCCGAATGAACATCACCCCAGCCATCATGGACGCCGCCGAGCGCGCCGTCTCGACCGCCGCGCAGACCGCCATCGCCGTGATCGGCGTCGACGCCGTCACCCAGCAGGTGTCGATCGTCGCCGTCGACTGGCCCCTCGTCGCGGGCGCCGCCGCCCTGGCCGGAGTCCTCTCCGTGCTCAAGACGCTCGCCGCGCTCAGCAGCACGGGAACCACGTCCCTGGCGATCAAGAGCCCGGAGAAGGTCAAGACGAAGGGAGAGCACGTTGCCGAGTAACGGACGCCTCGACACGACGGGCCTCGTCACCGGAGCCGGGTTCCGGCCCATCGAGGCGGGCGCAGGCGGCCTCCTCCGGCCCGACGTCGCCCACCAGCACAACATCATGGCCGAAGCGTTCCAACGCGACCTCGGCGAGCCCCTCGTGTACTCCGAGGGGTACCGGCCGCTCGCCCGCCAGTCGCTGAAGTGGGCGCAGTACCAGCGCGGCGGCACTCTCGCCGCGTTCCCCGGCACGTCGACCCACGGCCTCGCCGTCACGATCGACTACGCCTCCGGAGTCGGCTACGCCGGAACCGCGGCGTCGAACTGGATGGACAAGCACGGACCCGCCTACGGGTTCGTCGCAGACGTCCCGTCCGAAGGGTGGCACCGGCACTTCGCCGTCACACCGACCATCACCCGGACGCCGGCCCCGGCGCCCGTCACCACCGAACCGGAAGAAGAACTCGACATGCTCATCCTCTCCACCAGCAAGGGCCAGGGCCTGCTCACCGACAGCGCTCTCGTGTCGTTCACGAGCGCGGACGACGTGCGGGCGTTCGGCATGGCCGGCGTGAAGTCCGTCGTCGTCACCGACAAGTTCTACGCGAAGCTGAGCGAGCGCCTGAACCGCTAGGACTGACGCCGCACCCAGACGAGCGCCTGCACGACAAGCGCAGCCGACCACGGGACGACCGCGGCACCGATGAGGACCGCGGCGACGAGCAGTGGGCCAAACGCGACCGCGACGATGGCGAGGAGGGCGAGTACCGCTCCAATCGCCCACAGCGTGTTCAGCGCGACGTTCACCGGCTTGCTCGCGGCGGCGAGGACATCTTCGTTGGTCATCCGACGATCACTCATGACCGGCAGGGTACCGGTCCGGGGCCTGTTCGGGTCAGGTCCCGGACCGGGGGTCACGCGGCGCGGCGTCCCGACCGCTCCGGAACGGTGCGTCCGCGGAGCGCGGCGATGCCGTCGCGCTTGCGGCGTTCGCTGACGCCGGTGTAGATCTGCGTCGTCGCGAGGGACTCGTGCATCATCAGTTCCTGCACGATCCGGATGTCGACCTCGGCCTCGACGAGCTCCGTGCCGAACCCGTGCCGCAGCGAGTGCGGGGTGAGCTGCGCGTTCGTGATGCCGGCGCGTTGCTTCGCATTCGTGATGAGGTTCGTCACGGACGCCGGGTGCACGTGCCCGGTCCGGCCGCCCCGAGCGGGGAACCACCAGTCGTCCCGCGGCATCGTCGTCGCGAGCTCAGCGATCGTCGGGTGCAGCGGCAGCGTGCGCTCCTTGCGCCCCTTGCCGACGGTGCGGATCGTCATGCTGACCAGGTCCACGTCGTGCCCGTGCACGGCCGCGATCGACGACACCCGGAACCCCTGGTAGAAGCCGAGGAGGATCATCGCGCGCGTGCGCCGGTACGCGCCGCTGGCGAGCAGCCGGTCGACGTCGGCCTCGGAGAACGGCCGGGGCGTGCCGCGAGGCACGCGCACGGTGCCAAGCCGCGCCGACGGGTCGTCGTCGCGCAGCCCCTCGGCGACGGCGTACCGGTAGAACGCGCGGAGCACGGTGCTGTACGTCCGTCTGGACCCGTTCGAAAGGCCCTGCTTACCGAGGAAACGCCGGAGGTCCGCGGTCGTGCACTCGAGCAGCGGGCGCCCGGTGACGGCCCCCAGCGTGCGGAGGACGGACTCTCGATTACGGATGGTGGACGCGGCCAACCCTTCGCCGCGCTGGTAGTCGGCATAGTCGCCGAGTGTGCGCTGATCCAT